ATTTTGATCGGCATGGACAGGCCTAGATCAATTAAGACGTGTATGGGATCCGACCGTCAAACGTCGGACTGTACATCCAGTGATAACCCCTGTCGGGGACGACTCCGTGCAGTCTCTCGGCATTCTGCTTAGCACGGAACTATTAAGTGTGTCGGCTGTCCGGCCTACACACACCGTTTTGGGTCGATTACACCACTGAACCCCATCCCCTTAACGCGGGACTTCGGCACTTAACCCATATGCAAAGGGCGTCGGTTTATCTCGGGCCCGAACGCGGCCCAGGTTAATCTCAGTCCGTTTCCGCAATGGAGGCGAGAGAGCGGCCCAACGGGACACCATCCCAGTTACTGTCGTCCACAAGACGCAGCAGTCCCTGGCTGTCCGGGCTCAGCTCCCCTCCATCCCCCCATCCATCGTCGACAGTCGCTGCCTCGATGTCGGCATCGGTCCACGTCCGGCCTTCACGAAGAACCCGCGCGATCTCGCGGCGGTTCTCGGCCATAACACGATACCGTGCGGCACGAACCTTGGCAACAGTGCCTTCGGAGTAAGTCTTCAACACGAGGGGCGGACATACCGGGGCTGAGACGGCTATTAACCGTCGATCCCAGTAGTTGAGCACTCCCTCCAGACTCATCGGCTTCAGGCGGTAGTCGGGCTTAACCAACCGTGCCACCTTCCGATCCGAATCAACTCCATTAGACCCCCCGCTCAACCGAGCAGCTAGACAGATCCTCGTCAGCCACTCGTCGGCGCTCGTATACTCCTCACCAAGAACGTCGTAGTCGTCACCACGGCGTAGGCGGAAGTTCAGGGTCGCACTGGCAATCCTAATCGCCTTAGCACGCGGCACCTTCGTCATCTCGGACGCATAAAGCGCCAGCTCGGGATGATTAACAAAGTGTGCGGCCATCACACGCTGAGGCCGGGTTACACGCCATGAGTCAGGCGCCATCCTCGCATCCATTCCGAAGCCTCCCAAATGAACGGGGAGGTACCAGTTAGGAGTGAAGTTGCGCGCAAAGAAGTCGGATCCCCACCGCCGAAACGCGGCGTTCACCGACCTCGCTGCCCATGGACAGAACTTGATCATGCTCGACAGCTCTCGCCCAACTTGGGTCGGGAGCGCCGCCGAGTCACCGTTCTTAATATTCGCCCCGGTAATCAGCCGGAGGTTCAGGTATCCTACACGGACAACCTTATCCCCCATCACCTTAAACACCTGTGAATTAATCTGACAAGTGTCCGGTGACCGATAGCTCTTCCCCACCGAGCGCTTGAAACCCGCGGACTTTGCATTCCGCCAGAAGATCTCACTCAACTCGGGGGACATCCGCGCAAGGAGGTCGTCACCATTCACGATGACCGACCCCTCCAGGATCTTACCCATTTCCCCACGAGCCGCGCTATCCCGCGCGACCCACTGCTTGACGCTCAAACGCCAAACGGCCAGATTGATCGTGCAAAGGCAGGTAAAACTGAGGGGGTGACCCATCAGCTGTCCTTCCTCCTGAAGCACTCTCCGACCGTCAGGATAGATCAACACGCCCGGCTTAACCGACATCATTCCCAGCTCCCAGCCGGGGAGGTGATTCAAAGGTCCAAGGACGGCACGAGTCATTGCTGACTTCAACGTGTCCGTCGCTGCCTTATAATCAACACTCTCCCACTGAAAGTCCTTGAACGATTTCGTAGCGTCGTTGATTCGGCGCACCTTATCTGTCAGGTCAGGGCTAGTCATAGTGCCCTCGGGTCTCGATTTCCAATTCTCCAGGAGGACGCCCTGCAACGGCTGTAACGCCGAGTAGAGCCACCCAT